ACAACACAACAACAGAATGGGTGACCGTGGCAGAGGCCGCGCGCGTCACCAGCCGACCCGAAAACTCTATCTCAAACTGGTACCTCAACGACAAGACCGTAAGACACATGCGTGTCAGCGCGCGCCGAGTGTTGGTCAACCTCGCAGACTGCATCGAGCACGACAAGAGCCGAGTTCGTCGCCGTCGCAAGCAGGCGCCCGTCGTCGTCGCTGCGCCTGCTGTCTCTGTCGAGGTGGTGCCGTTCTCGCTGGCTGGTCAGCAGTGCCAGGGATGGCGCATCGACGGCGTGGAACTGCTTGATGCTGGCCTGCTCGGTCGGCTGCTGGACTACTCAGACCGGAGCCTGATCAGCATCATCGGCGGTTCGTGGTCGGATGAATTCATCGCCGGCGAGCACTTCCGCGTCATCGACGGTCCGGCTCTGGAGACCTTAAAGGGGAAACCGATCAAACAAAATTTGATCGGTTCAGTCCCCAAGCACTCATCAAGCATCACCGCCCTGACTCGTGCTGGCGTCGCCCTCGTGCTGCTGAAAACGCACAAGCCCATCGGAAAGGCGCTCCGTCGCGCTCTGGCCGGCGCTCATTTCATGCGCGAGCTGCTCGACGGCAACCCGGAACCCATGCGCCAGGCAGTAGCAGGACCGTCCACCGACATGAGCCCGGTCATGCACATGATGGCCCAGATGATGCAGCATCAGCAGCGCAGCCAAGAGCGGCAGGATGAGCGGTTTGAGAAGCTGCTCCTGACCGTCACCCAGGCGGTTCAAGGCATCAGCACCCGACCGACCGAGCATCAGGTGATCATCAACGTCGGAGACCAGCCGCAATATGTGGAAGATCCGGCCGAATGCATGTTCACGAAGGATAAAGTCTACTCAATCATAAAAAAGGAATTTCCCGCCGTTGAGAGTTGGCAGCAGATCAGCAAGCCAGCCCGCCGCGCTGGGATCTTTAGCGGCGATACCAACACGGGTACGAAAGGCATGGCCGAATATCGGAGAGTAAAAGGCAACGACTGGCCGAAGTTGTTTCTAAGCTGGGCGTTCATTGAGTGGGCAAGAAGCCACATGACAAGCATGGGCCTGATTCGCTTTGAGTGATGTTGTTCACAGCTTTTCCATAGGCTGTGGATAACTGTTACATTGTAACGACATGGTTGTAACACCCAAGGCTCAAGCACTGGCAGAGGTGAAGCGCGGCGACGATCCAAAGACGGTCGCCGCGCGCCATGGCATCGCGTGGCCCACCTTCCGAGTGTGGATGAGCCGATGGAGGAAGGCGGGTAGCTTGCCCGCTTTGCCCGGTCAGGTCGTGAGGTTGCCGAGCAAGCCGAAGACGAAGAAAGAGAAGTTGGACCAGCATAATCGGGATTGGTATGCCGGCCGCGCAGCATCTCGCGCAAGCGCGACACCGCCAGTCGATCGGCTCGTGCTCAGGCGCATCGCTCGCCAGCTCGTGCGCAAGCTGGACACCGGCCTGATGTGCGAGCGCTGCGACGGCGAAGACGCGGCACCGCTCAAGCCGCAGGAGTTCCTCGCGCTCACGAAAGCCTACGTGACCCATCTCGATGCTCTGGCGCGGTCGCTGGAGGTGGAGGGCACGCTCGGCGATGCAGAGGCCGGCGACGATGCGCTGGACCTGGACAGCCCCGAGACCATCGCCGCGCTTGGTCGGTCACTGAATCAACTCGGGCCGCGGCGCTTGGTGGCTGTGCTCGAAGCAGATGGGCATGCGGCTCGGGTTGTCCGTGCTGCGCTCGCTGAGCTGGACCGGGCGACCGCGTGAGACTGCTGACCCTTGAGCAGCATGACCTCGACCCGCTCGAGGAGTACCTTCGCGAGTTGCCCGGATACGGTGGGATGAGCCCTCCGCAGTCGCAGTTCCACCGCTCGCAGGACCGTAAGCGCTTCCTTCGCTGGCCGAATCAAACCGGCAAGACGAGGAGCGGAGCCGCTGAAGCATGGTGGCACGCGCTTGGCGACCATCCATTTCGAGATGTGGCACCGGCACCGAATATCGGCAGCATCCTTTGCGCTGACCTCAAGAACGGCTGGTCGAAACTGTCGCAGAAGCTACGCGAGATTCAGCCGCCTGATGTGCTTCATCCCGAGTGCAGCTACGACGAGGCGAGGGGCTACTACTTCAGAGGGCGGCGAGGCGTAGGGCTCGCTAACAAGTCTCTGATAAATGCCTTTGGATCAGAGCAACCCCTGACCGCGCTGGCGTCGGATACCGTTGACTGGCAGTGGATCGACGAACCACCGAAGCGGTCGCACTGGGGCGAGTTTCGCCGGTCTGGCTACGCCAAGCGGGCGCCGTGCTGGGTGACCCTCACGCCCATCGGTCGGCCGGTTGAATGGCTCCGCGACATCATCTCAGGCAACCCTCAGCAAGGACACCCACCGCTTGAACAGGACTGGTTCGAGTTGGTCGGCAAGCTGGACCGCGAGCACTGCCCGCACCGCAGCCAGCAGAGCATCGACGAGCAGATAGCCGAGACTGATGCTCTTGACCGCGCGCAACGTATCGAGGCCCGCTGGGAAGGCTTCAGCATCGCCCGCAGAGTACCGGGCTTTTCGGAACTCAACATTATCGATGACGAGGAGATCGAAGCACTTCAGATCGAGGAGATCGGCTGGGGTGTGGACTGGGGCGAGATCGTGGGCAATACGATCCATTACCTCGTCGGCTGGACCGGCTCTGCTGCCTACGTACTCGGTGAATGGTCGCCTGACTCACGCATGACCGAGGCCGAGGAGGCGCAAGCGCTACGGCGTGAGCTGCTCCTGCCCTGGGGCGTGGACTTCGACCAGATCAGCACCGCCCGCGGCGACTCGAACAGCGCCGGCCGTCGTGGCATTGCGAGTTCAGTCAATAATCTCATGGACCGGGCAGTTGCTCGCGAGCTCGGCAGACCTCGCAGCCCTTGCCAGCTCCGCCCGCCGTACAAGGGGCCGGGCTCAGTCAAGGCACGCGCTCGCATCCTGTCCAGCGCGTGCATCGAGGGCCGTCTATACGTGCATGAGTCCTGCCAGCGTCTGATCCATACGCTGCGGCATTGGATGGGCTCAAACAATGATTTGAAACATCCATTCGATGCCGCAGGCTACATACTGGAGCACTTCCTGAGCCCGATCACACGATCCGGCACAACTCAGACCTTGGTGAGATGATGAAGCCATACGCCAACGGTGCAGGCTGGGAGGTGCATCAGGCTTGCGCGCTTGATGTGGCCTCTTCGATGCCTGACGACCACTTCAGCCTCGCCATTATCGACGGTCCGTATGCGATGAACAAAGCCGAATGGGATCGGCTGTCTGTTGCGGACTTGCCTGAATGGTATCGGCCACACCTTGAGGCAGCAGGCCGTATCTTGGCTCCGTCTGCATCGCTCTACCTGTGGAACACCTCGGAAGGTTGGGCGGCGCTTCATTCGTTGCTGCTGTCGCTGGGCTGGACGTTTAGAAGCCTCGTCACATGGGACAAGGGCGTCGGTTTCATGGCTGGTAAGTGCGACGTGGGCAGCCTGCGCACTTGGTACGATGTGACCGAGGTGTGCGGGTTCTACCAGCGGGAAGAATGGGCACCCTCGACCTGTGCAGGGCAGGAGATTGCCTATGCCGCTGGTGCTGATGATCGGAACTGGATCAGGTTGTGGCTTGGTAGTGAGTGGAGCGGCGCAGGGTTGAAGCGCCGAGAGGCAGACCGAGCGCTTGGGACGAATGGCATGGCCGGTCATTACTTCGGCGCTTCTCAGTGGTCACTACCCACATGGGAGGCGTACCAGCTACTCGCCAACTATGCAGCAGAGCACGGAGCACCGCGAGAGCGGCCCTACCTTGTTCACCCGTCTGTCTGGCCTGATGGCGACCTCCGCGCCTCGTATGACCACCTCCGCGCCGAGTATGACCACCTCCGCGCCGAGTATGACCACCTCCGCGCCGAGTATGACCACCTCCGCGCCGAGTATGAAGCCAGCCGGCCAGCGTTCACCGCACCGCTCGGTCTGTCGAATGTCTGGAGGCATGGACAGGTCAGCGGACCAGAGCGCCTCAAGGGCGACAACGGCGCAGCGCTGCACCCATGCCAGAAGCCGCTCAGCTTTGCCGAGCGCATGGTCAAGGCATCGACTCGACCGGGCGAGCGGGTGTGGGTTCCGTTTGGCGGCACATGTCGCGAGGCGCTCGCCTGTGCGAACATTGCCCGACGAGACCCCGACCAGGCGCGTCACTGTGTGACCGCAGAGATCGACCAAGATGGGCGCGGTTATCTTGATGCCGTTGTGCCTCAGCTTCGAGGGTTGTCGGTCCAAGAGATCGCCAAGAATCGCAGCGGTCAAACCTTACTATTCTCCACGGCGGCAAAATGAGCAGCTACTACGGCGACCTGAGCAGATCCCCACGAGTGCAGGAGCAGCTACTGCGAGACCGGCTGCTGAGGGGTCAACATGAAAACGATGTCGAGAAGGCGATACTTCTCGACTTTGCACCCGAGATTGCCGCAGAGCTTCAGATTAATCCCGATGTGTCGGACAACCTCTTTCTGATGACCATGAATCAGCTTGCCGTGTCCTATGACCACACGCCGAATGTGCAGGCCGAGGGCATCACCGACGTCATTGATCTGGCGCCCATCATCCCGCCTAAGCTCTGGCCGCTTTGTCAGGAGCGAGACCTTGTCCAGCGCGGCATCCGCGAATGCTTTATGCGCCTCGACTGGTCCACCGAGGAGGGTACCGAGGCCGTCAGCTATCGCGTGGTCAGCCCTGGCTACGTGATCAAGGCAGAAGCCGACGCCAGCCAGCCCGACCGCCCTGTGTGCCTCACCGAGTACCGGCTGAGGATGCGAGACGGTGAGCAGCGAGAGACATTCGAGACCTGGGATATCCGAGACCCTGCCGCGCCCATCTTCACGATTGAAGAGGAGATTGACGGCGAGCGGGTAGACATGACCGCGACCTATACCGACTCTGATGAGTACCCGTACACCGACGAAGACGGCTCACCCATCCTGCCGTATGTGCTCTACCATGCCCGTCTTCAGGACAGGTTGTTTGACTACATGAGCGGTGTTGAGCTGGTCCGCGGCACCTTGCGCCTGTGCGTCGGCTGGACCTCGTGGTGGGACGCATTTTCAAACGCCAGCAGCCCCCAGCGGATCACCATCGACCTGCAACCGCCCGCGGGCACTGCTCGCACCCTGGCAGGCTCTCAGAACGTCGAGACCATCACCACATCACCCAAGACGATCCTCAAGTTTGAGAGCACCCGAGACAGCGCTGGACGCATCGACACGTACCCGCCCGGCATGGCACCCAT